AATAGAGACAATATCCATCAGGATTACTATCAAGAAAATTCTTAACGACGGCCAGACTGAAGAAAGTCTTTCCCGTAGAACTTTCACCTGCGATTGCAGTAATTTTGTTACCAGATACACCACCAAAGATACTCCCACTGACAAGAGCATTAAAAACGTAGGAACCAGTGTCCACATATGTTTCAGTCTCATCAATGTCTGATGCCAACTCTGTGTAGTCATCGCCAATTTCTTTTACAATATCTTTAAGAAAATCCATCAAATTACCATCCCGTATTCTTCGCGTAAGATTTTTTTATAGCAGTCGGGATTTTCATTCCGGACTTCTTTTACAGTTTTGAGTTTTTTATAAAGTGCGGCATCTCCACCCACACCAAGAGCACTAATGATTGTATCAAGTTCCTTGTCGTTAATTGGCAATTCCATCAGGCAAAAAATAAATCAAGGTTAACGGTTTTTTCCACACTCCATCCAATTGAATCTAAAATTGACTTAAGTGGTTCTAGGAAACTTTTTTCAAATTGTAAGTCATAATCTACATATTTGTCAAGTCCCAATTCTTTTGGGAAATCTGAAATATATGAAATCACATTTTCATATATTGGATTTGGTTTCTTTAAATAACAAAATTTAATCTTTTCACCATTCTTAATAAGTGAATATTTATTAGTAAGTTTCTTCTCCTCAATATAATGATTAAAGAGAAGAGCCCCACGAACTGCAATTGGTGTTCCCTTCTCATAAATTTGAGAATGTGAATAATATTTTTTCACATCATTTACGGATCTTGGAAATGATATTTGCTCTGGAGGAAGTTTCTTAAACTCTGCTCTACACTTATCGATATAATCAATAACTTCATCTTCGGTGCCACTCATCATAATCTTCAGACCATCCTTAATCATCTGACGACAAGGTGCAGGAGTAGAAGATTTGACTGCTTCAATACCCATCATCTTTAGTTTAGGTTCATCATAACGAACACCTTCACTATCCCAGACATTCAAAATGTATCGCTTCTTGGCAGTCCAGATTCCACGGTCAGCAATATTCTCCCGCTTCATCTGCATCTTCTGGGCATAAGCATTTACATAATCTGCCAATTCTTGGTAAGAACCTTCAATATACTTTTCAAGTTCCATTTCACAGATCTTATCAAGGAACGAAACAATGCCTTCAGTAGTTTTCTCTCTTCCCTTGTATACAGTGTCAACCAAAGGACCCATATTAAGATAAATGGAGTCAGTATCAGAAGCAATAACATAATCTACATCATCAGTCTTAAGAAGTTTATTCAAATAGTCATTCATCTTATTTTCAATCCAACGAATAGCAACTTGACCAGACGTTGTGATTGCTTCAGCATTTGCAAGTTTGTAATATCTAAAATATTGATTACCAATAGCACCATATGCAGAGTTTAGAGAAATCTTCTTTGCCATTTGAATGTTATTACATCTGGCAATTTCCTTTTCCAACTCTTTGCTCTTCTTTTTCTCATACTGTTTCTTGGCATCAATCATCTTCTTCTTAAAGATGACTCTATCATTATACATTTTTTCCATCAACTCTGGAAGAAATCCACGAATATCCTTACGATACATTGCACCATTTGGACACACCGCATAGTCCTTATATTCGGAAAAGTCAATTTCTTTTCTGAGAATCTTATCCACATTTACTGTTGGATGCTTCTCGTCAAGTAAGGTCTCCGGACTTACATTATACATCATAATCAAATGTGGATATAGACTATTCAAGTCAAAATTCACCACCCAATCATAAACACCAGGAGTTGGTTCTTTTACATAAGCACCAGCATATTTTTCATCCTTATCATTACGATTCTTTTGGGGGATAACAATATCACGTTTCTTAAGATAGTTGTAAATGATATTATCCCACATACGAACCTGATAAAATACATCAGCAAAATTTACTTTGGCATCATATGCCATTGTAAGTGCAAGCTCAATCAATTTCATCTTGTCTTCCAGACGGTCAACAAGTTCTACGTCAACAATATTATATTCAACAAACTTTTGCCAATTTTGAGTATAAAAATCCTTAAATGTATCAAACTCAGAGTGATCTAGTTTCTTTTGCCCCAACTCAACTTCAGCAATATAATCCAACCGATATGATTCCTGTGCCTTATAAGTAAACTTCTTATAAAGATCCATATAATCAAGTTGAGTAATTCCACCAATGTCATAGACAGTTTGTTTTCTACCAGAAACAAAAATTTCACCCTCGGTAACAAGACCCCAAGGTGAAAATCTTTTCATCTGTTTTTCACCCAATACCTTTGAAAGTCTTCCACAAATATATGGAATATCATACATCTGAATATTCCACCCAGTCACAACTTCTGGGGGAAAATTTATCCAATAATCCAAAAATGAAATCAAAAGTTGCCTTTCAGTTTCACAATGAATATACTTTACATTTTTTTGAGTATTATTAAACTCCTTTCTTCCCCAAGTTAAAATATTTTTACTGGAATAATTTTGTATTGTAATAGCGAGAATTTCTTCTGAGCAAGATTCCGTATCCGGAAATCCATTCTCAGAAGCAACTTCAATATCAATCGTTGCAAGATTAATCTTGTTTATATCAAACTTAATTTCATCCTCAGGATATTTGTCGGAAATGTATTGACAAACATATCGGTCATTGCCATATATCTTAAATCCATCTACACCATCATATTTCTGATAAAAATCCCTACAGTCTCTCACTAAACCTGGTTGAATCGGATCTACATATTCACCATCTAAAGTTTTATATTTACTCTCTCGTTTACTCTTCACAAAAAGAGTTGGAGAATATTCTTCCTTGGTCATAAAACTTTTTCCATTTTCATAACCACGAACAAGAAATTTATTTCCAACTAATTGCACATTGGTGTAGAATCTCATCCCTTCAAAATTTCCTCATAATTAGTAATCATTTTTCCATTTGGTTCTGAAATCGTCAATATTTTATCAGAATGAATCATAAAAATATTTTGATTTGTATACTTCGACAACCAAGGAGTCAAAGTAGCATCGTCAAGCACAACATATGGATTGATTAATTTACAATCTGGTTCTCCCATTTCTGAAGAAACTTCATCAATCTGACCCAACAGAATCGTCTTGTCTACCAACACTATCACTTGAATTTTTTGCATTCATTTTCTCCTTGTATGACTCTATAAGTTGTTTAACTGGCTCAACCATTGTTACTACCCAATCTGAAGGAATTGGTATTTCCTTATCATGCGATAAAGGAATCCAAGGGAAAAAAGTAATACTTACATTTCTCGTAGAAGAGGTTGTTTCTTCAAACAAGACTTCAGATTTGTTAAGACTAACTCTATAAGGATTTGCCAATTGATAACCAATTACCCTACCCTCAACAATTAATTCCTTAACATCAGCAATTACATCTTCACTTGACTTCAAAAGTAAAAGTTTTACTGTCATTTTTTAACTCCATGCCCGTAGTTATTTTAGCATAAAAAAAGGGGAGATGCAACTGGTTTTGGCCAGTCAACTCCCCTGCGGCAACGATAGCAATATTATTTATGTATCAGACCCGCCGCCAGATCCTCCACCAGAATCGCCTGCAGGACCTCCTGCGCTGGACCCAGAGCGTTTGGGCAGTGCCTTACCACCCTTAATCCACCTCTGGTCTGCCTTGTGGGGTTTGGCCATTGGATATGAAATCAAATTTGCTTCGCATACAAATTTACTGAAAGATTTCATAAACCTTCTTCTTCTGATGTTCTGGAATAACTCTATTTAGTTTGATAGTGAGTAATCCATCAACAAAAGCAACATCCTTAACTTCCACATCATCAGATAAAGTCCAGGTGCGAGTAAATGCTCTCTTGGCAAGTCCCTGATGTAAATATTCTTCATCTACATCATCAGATTTTTTTGCCTCTACTAAAAGTTTATTCCATTCAGTAGTAACTTCAATTTCATCTCTCTTGAATCCAGCAAGAGCAATTTCCAATCTAAAAGTAATACTATCTTCTTTCACAAGATTATATGGTGGATAGTTTGTGTGCGTCTCAAACGTAGTATCAAACCTCTTAAACCATTCATCCATTCCAATACTGTTTTTTTGAATATCTAACAAATACTTTGCAGTTTCTGGTACTGAAAGTGTAAGTGCATTTGTTCCGAACATAATAGACCTCCATGAGCGTCTTAGTAGTGATTGGATCCTTTCGGCATCCACTACTAATTATAAGAGATCATAAAAAAAAGCGGGATGTTGTTTCCCGCCCATTTTTATTCGGTTTCCTGGTCCTTGCCTTTTCTACCAATATTATATTTGGTTTCTAAGGTCCACTCACTCTTTTCTTTATATGCAATTACTTTAATTTGATTTAGAGGAGCGATGTCAGTAATTGATTCTGGTTTATTAACTTCAATCAATCCCCAATCAACAAGAAGTCTTGCAATACGATTTCTACGTTGAATATCATTCACAGTTAGATTTGCATGTTTACCATCGAGGGCAAACAATTCCTTAAAGTGAACAATATAATATCTACCTTGCTTATGTAGAATATGGCAAGATTGGTAGAGTTTTTTCTCCTTACGAGATGCCACTCCAATACGAGTTAAAGTCTCACGAACCTTTAAAAAATCATCAGGTTCACTTAAAGCAATTTCCACCATTTGATCGGGTGACCATTTTACTACTGGTTCTACTGTAGTAGAAGTTATCGTTTTCCTCCAATATCAAGTCGTTGTTTAATAAAGTTAATTTGATCTTTTGATAAAATTTTCAGAGCTTGTGATGCTTTTTCATTACTATAACCATAGTAACTTTTTATACATTCCAAATCTGTGACCTTATCCTTTCGGAGCCAGGGAGAAAATCTCTTCCTTTTCCTTAGAGTATTTAGATAAAATGAATATTGCATATCTTTGTCTAAAGAATGATTAAGATTCATTTCATTAGCAAATAAAACACAATCAATA